CCTAGTTTCTTAAGTCCACCTAAGGCGTTACCTAAGCCTTCAACGTTTTTTGTTGCGCCTCTTGTATCTACTTGTACTGTATATTTTAAATCAGCCATCTTTATTTCCTAAATATCTGCTTTACTCTTTTATTTAAGAATTTGACAGTGGGTTCAACCATACCTTTAGGTGCTTGCTTACTATATCCGTCATTTAATCTGACAGCATACGGATAATCTGCTACGATAGTGTCTCGTTTTAATGTTGTGTGATTTTTAGCATAGCCCTTATCTACAGGCGTTGCCTCACGAAATACATCAAACGCCTCTTTGGGCAATTTGTTTAGTTCACGTTCAATGCGTTCTAAGTCTTTTGAAATCTTGTCATAAACTAACCTAACCTTTGCCATTAACTTTTCCCTAACATATTGAGCAATTCTTCTTGCGTATAATCTGGAGCAGGGGGCAACCCATGTTTATTATTTGATTTCTTTTTATAATAGTCTTCAAAACTCATAACTGCATCTATAACAAATATATCAAATGTGTCTGCCCTTTGCATCACTTCGCTAGGTAAAAGACCATATCTCTTACCTAAACTGTCTACTCTTAAAATTGCTGTCATATTGGGCGATTTGATATCAAGTCTATCGTTTGTTACTTTCCCAATAGTTCAGTAATTTTTCCTACAACTTTTATAAACACTTTTGCAGGTAGTTGTGCGTTACCTGTCAAAATAGGTTCACCTTTTTCATCCAAAATTAAGTCTTTGATAACTGTTAACATTTCTGCGGGATTGTCGTTTGCATTTTGTGTTACTTTAAAAAATACTTCGACTGGTTGACGATCCCATGTCCAAAAAGACAGGGCTTCACCGAATTCTTCAACGATGTCTGCATCGTCAATAGTAACTTCAATTAATTTTGGTTGTTTTGTAATTTCTGAAAGTTTCACTTATTATTCTCCTGTGAATTATTGATATTGTATTTAGCGGTATCGTCAACTGATTCTAGTAGTTGATTTAAAAGTGCTAAACGAAATTGTTGTTTGGCTTTGAGTTGCCTGATAGTTGCCTGCACGTTGTCTAACATGGGCATCATTTTTGCTTCATCAGCAATGAGGGATCTGAGTTTTTCTTCGTCTGTTTTTAACCAGACTTGCGTTGAGTCATTCATTTGTTTCTCCTGAATAAATTATTGACTGGACCATTTTACCTTTTTGGTCCATTTCCTTTTAAAAAAAAGGGGCTAAGATTGCTCCTAACCCCTTTAGTTTTTGTTACGGATTTTGTCCGATTGTCATGTCACCATCAACAGCGATAGTTAGAGGGGATACCCAAACAGGTGAGTCTGGGCTAACTGTTGGTGCAACACTAGAAAGGTAACCTACCCCTTCATAGTAACGTGCATTAGCAGTAGCGATATTTCCATTCATAACTAAGCGCCATGATACTTCAACTTTATTATTAGACAATCCAGCAACGCCGTATGAAACTGCGTTTGCTGTACCACCATCACCAAAGAATCCATCTTCATCAATTACGATGTTAGTAGATAGTTCGTTGTCAGATGGCGTAGTAATCTTGTTAATAGATGTTTCACAAAAATCAGTCCAAGAGAAAATTCCTGTTGAATTGGTAATTGTGACATCTTGCAAACAAGTGATATCTAATGAAGCATTGGCAACATTTGATGTATCGGTACTCACATATAAGTGAGGTTGTGTACCGGTTGTGTTTACTGTAATTCTTGCCATGTTATGTCTCCTTAAGATTGATAGGCGTTATTAAATTCGATTCTTGTTAAGTCAAACGTATAGGTGTGTATTTCACTTCTGTTACCTATGGTCACGTCCCTAGACATCTGCACTGATGTATAACCATCAAAGAAATTAACATTACCTGCTAAGTCTTCGATAGCGTCTTGTATCACTATAGATTGTGGATCGTTTTGAAACGAGATGTATAAGATGTTGAATTGATCCTCAGCATCATACATTGAACCACAATTTTGTATTGCTAATTGGTTGATACTTCTTTCATTGTTAGTCACATCGTCAACATAAAGACCATAAGCAATGTTATCGTCTTCACTTGGATAAGTTGCTGATACCTCAATAATAGGCACTTGCAATCTTGCAACTGCCCTAAGATATGTAACGATATCAGCCTTGTCAACTAGTGGTCTAGACATTTAGAAATATCTCCTATCTCCATTGAAATAGTCTGGATCAGCGACCCAGTTTTCTTCCAACTTAGTAGTAGGACCATTTGGTGCATCCTGATACAAGTCATAGAAGTTCATCAATTGAAGTGCCTTTTCCCATTCTTTCTCATATCTTTCTAAAGCATGATTGTAGTTAGCCGCGTCAACAGAGTTAACGTTACTAGTATCAGAAACGATACTCTCATAGAAGATTTTCACTGCTTGGAAAGTATCGAGTCTGATTAGAGTTTGATCATTCTTAATTAAAAGATTAGGATTGAATGCCGAGATCATTTGACCATTGGGTAAATTAGTGTAATATGTTGCACCAGTTACCGTATCACAATATTTAGGCCACCAACCAAATTCTAGTTGATACAAAATCTCTTGTGAACCTACTGTAAAGTAAGTATCCCAATCGATTTGCATTTGTGCGGCCCTACGCTCGGCAGCAGGATCATAAAAAATGATATCTGCAACTGTTGCGTTTGATACTCTTTGATATGGAACTGACATATTATTTTCCTATACTATTTAAATTAACCCTGAACGATATTAATAGCACCACCACGTCTCTTATCGGCGACGCCAGCACCCATGTATGCAAGACCAGTTACCCACATTTGTAGTCCACCGGGCTTTTCACCCATCTTCACTTGTAAGCCTTCTTTAAGAACTGTAAAGATCGCAGTTTCGTGGAAGTAAGCGCCGACTTTAACATCAACGTTTGCAACACCGTCTACTGTACGAACATCGTCTAGTAAGAAGTTACTGAAGATAACACGTGAACCGTATAAGTTAGATAATTGTCCAGTTGCTAACAATTCTTCACCAAGTGAAGTAATTGCAGAACCACCCTGATCAGCAGAACCAACTGCTCCACCTGTTAATTCGCTTAATGCACGAATCATAGATGAACCAACAACACCGTCGTCTCCGTTAGAGTCAAGTACAACAATAGGAGTACCTGGTAAACGTGCAACTGTGTAGTTTTGCTTGATATTTCTTACACATCCTAAAACAGTGTTAGATGAGAAAGATGCAGAAGTGTTCGCGGCTGCGTTAGCACCTGATGGATTTAACTCCATAGCGCCTAGTTGCGACATTGCACCAAAACCATCTAAAGTTGTGATAGTTGTGTTAGTTGGGGTTGCTTTAAAATCCTCGAAAGCACCAGCAACACGCTGATCAACTTTCTCAGCATAAGAACCACCAAGTTCTTCACCGATTGTAGCGGCTAATTCAAATGATGTAGTCCATGCGTAGAATACGTCAAATGCTGTGGCTGCAACTGCTGGAGTTGCTGTGATTGAACCCTGTGTAAGGGCTGGGTTTTGCTCTACTGCGGCAGGTGCAGCGTTTCCGAATCCATCACCACGTACTGAGGCGTTACCACCTTGGAAGTTATTTGGTGCGTAATCCTGATACGTGATAGCGGCAAAGTTGGGTACTAAGTAAGTATCACCTTGGTTAGGTGTTACAACTCTTGTGTAGTCAACAAGACCGTTTGATTCGTGCATTGCCTGGAGAGCGAAGTTTGCGATAGCAGTTGTAAAACCTAGGTCTTCACTGCTTGCTCCGTCTAATACATATGCCATGATTTTTCTCCTTTATAATAAAAATATAATTGGCTGTTAATATACTCTTTTGGATCTATCCGATTGACTTATCTGTACTCCTTGACTTTTCAATCCTACTCCTTTGCTTAAGCCTCGGCTTTGTGCCCATGCTTTAAAGGCAGCTGGATCTTTTGAATAGTCAGGTACTTGATCTAATTCTGCACCAGCAAAATTAGTTTGTCCTGGACGCAATCCTGAGCCGGATGCAGATGATTTTGTTTTAAGCAACTTAGGGTTGCCTTTAGCAATTTCTTCTACTAATCCTCTCAACGAAAGTGGATTACCATCTTCACCATAGCGTTCTTGTCCCTTGCTATTGATTATGCTATATGTTCCGTCATCATTCCACGCAATGTTGGCTTTGACTTTTTGTACAGCATATTCTGATAACTCAGAATCAAATCTGTCTCCCATTGTTTGCAGTATATCTGTTTCAAGTTCTTTTGCTCTAAGTGCTTGCTCTTTTTGTGAGAGTTCGCCTCTGAGTTTTTGAAACTGTTCATGCAAATCGTTGGTCGTAACACGATTAGATTGCTTGGTTTGTGTTTCCACTGGCTGTTCGTTGCCACCGGATTTTTGAGCAGACATTTTTGCAATCATTGCAACTGCATCTTCAACAGAACCAAGTTCTGTACCAGATGCTCTACTCAATGCATTTAAAATACTTTGAGTTTGCGATTTGCGAATAGCACCAGGATTAACCTGATTGCTTTTGCTATTCTGCTCGTTTGAAGAATTCTGAACTGTTTCGTTCACTTGATCTTCTGCAAGGGCTTGTTCGTTGCCAACGATATTTTCATCACTCATTTAATTCTCCTATTGTAACGTAATAACCGTTTAATTGTTGTGATATTGTATTTATCGACCAGCGTTCATATTGTTTAATTGCACAGCAATTGCTTGCTCTGTTTGATATGATGGTCCTGTTTGTTGAATAGGAACACCTGGTCCATTAGAACCAGAAACGCTGTCAATGTCCCCAGCATAAGCACTTCCTTCTTCTCCCTCATATTCTTCCTCTTCTTGTTCAGAAGGTATTTGAGAGCCTAAGTCTCTGCTTAATACTTGTTCATTTTCCTGAGTCATTAATTCTTTGACTGTAGGATCCTGAATTGTTTCGATATATGCTTGTTCATATTGACCTACGCTTTCGTCAGGTGCTAAGATACGAATAATATCTTTCGTAATAATAGCATCTACAATAGAATTGTCAGGTACTAATGCTTTAGATTCTTTATAAACAGCAATACGATAATTTGTGTCATGTGCCTCGTAGTCAGTTGCATAGTTAACTTCACCTGCCCAACGCATGTCCATAAAACGTGCGGCGTAAGTAAAGATTAATTCTTCTGCAACTTCCATTAGTCTTGCTTTTGCTTTTGCTAATCTATGAAGTGTTTTGCGTTCTTCAATGATTGCAATGCCAGATTGTATGTTGTGCCGAGACATTCTTAGTCCACCTAAGCCTGTCAAGTTCTCAATTTGATCTAATAATTCTTTTTGCTTTTCCATGATCTTTGTAACATCACCTGTGTCTACAGGGATAGTTTCGATTTGACCTGTCATGGCACGTACAATTGCTCCTGCTTGTGCAGGGACACTTATACCTTTGTCTGCTCTAATAATTGTTTTTGCAAATTGAATTGATGAGTATGCTTCGCATTCTAGTTTATAGTATTCACGCATAGCATCACTAGCAGAATCGATGTCGGATATACCAACATCAGTTCTGCGAGGGTCTCTGCGACCATATGCTATAAATCCTGGAATGCTCATACCAGCAGGATAAAAGCCTTGCCCTAAAATGTGTACTTCGTTTTCTAAGGGTTCGTCTTTTTCTACTTCATAACTAACCCAATACGAAGGTGTTTTTTCATCTCCCAAATGATAACACTTAAAGTAATAACAATCTGATGTTTCATTCTCTAATACTTTTACGTATTTTAAGATAGGTGCTCCGCCATAGAAATCGAATTCCCAATCGTGTACTTGTAAAGGGTTGATTGCTACTACATAAGGTCTACCTAGATTACCTTCGTCTTCACGGGGCATGTCTACAAAGATCCAACAATGCCCGTAAATAGAAGCCAAGTCCCCAACATTTTCCATAAACGCATCCATTGATCTGTTTTGCAAATCTGCATCTAACAACATCAATTGTGACCATTCAATATTGTTGGGTTCAATTGCTACACCTTGAGGAGTAGCAAATTTAAGATCACGTTTGATACCTGGCTCAAACACTACGTCATTGATTGTGTCAACCACATAACGACAGATAGGTTGTGCTACTGTGTTTTCAATCAAATCTCTATAAAGATTTGAATCTTCGCTAGGGCGTTTTTTTCTTACAAACGTCTTAAAGGGATATCCTCCCAGATAAGCATATTGATATGCTATCATTTGAGGGTACAGTGCCTCGTAAACTGGGTTGCGTTTAAGCAGTTCTTTTGCTTTCATTGGGTGATCCTAAATATATGTTATTTATAACGTAGCAATAATGTATTTATATTATCTCTTATTTTTTGTGCTTGCACTTTTCATCATGCCAACGTGTAATTAATGCTGGTGTTGTGTAAATGTTGCAATACTTGCATTTACGTGAATTTTTACTACCAAAAAGATTGTGTCTACCCTTTCCAATCATATCTTGTGTATTGTCTTGGCGTGTACCTAAATGCAAATGCTCTGGGTTACAACATTTAGGATTATCACATGTATGCATTACTATTTTGTTATCCGGTATGCGACCTTTGTGTATTTCGTAACTTACTCTGTGTGTAGTTCTCATACCACCTCGTTCATTGTCCCCATAATCTGTGTCTCTAATTAAACCATACCCAATGTTGTTCGTAGCCAATTGCCACTCCCAACATTCGGTTTTTTCAATGTACTTACAACTACGATACAATCTTTGATCTAATGGTGTTGTTTTTCTTTTTAATCCTGCCATAAAATATTCTCCGTATAATATAATGTATTTATACTTAAAAAATATTTTTGTAGATAAATTACCAAATTACGTGATCGATGTCTTGGTCGCTTGGCTTCATAATATCTTCCCAAGTAGGTCCCCCTTCGTAAAGAGGACTAGGTCTAGAATATTCTCTGCCCGGTTCATTCATGCGTTGATAACGTTCATCCATGCCTACATATTCAGGCATGTTCATAGTGTCGTGTTGTACAGGGAACAAATGATGTATGCCATATCTGATACAATCGCCTAAGCCATCGATGTGTGCATATTTTGCATCTGTGTATTTGACAAGTTTCTTACGTGAGCCATCTTCAAAGTGATAACTCTGCAATGCTTCTATCAGTTGTGTATCATAATGAGATACCAACAAACTGCCCCTGTTGATAAAAGCATTACTAGAGTTATCGGTGTCACTAACTAAGGGGTTTGATTTGCGTGTGTTTACTATGACAAAGCCATACTTTTCTAATATGACTCTATCCGTGACACCAAACACGCTAGTAGTATCACGGTTCGTTTGTGTTCCTGACATATCGATAATTGAATAGATACGTCTGTGCGGATAATCTTTTCTGATTTGTTGTGCTAGTTGTTCTGTACCACAATCTTTAATTGCATACGATTTTAATATTTCAATCTTACCTGATAATTCTCCGGGTCTAGTTACTTGTGCAACAGTACAACACATCACACGTTTGTTAAAATCATGGAATGTATAAATGTCACCTAGGTTGTCAAAGATATCATGGCAGTGTTTTGCTTTGTTAAACGTGTAGAAAAATTGATCTTGTACGCTTTGCCACGAACACA